CTCAGGACTCGGGAGTGAGTAAGCCAGCTTACTTTGGCTTCGGGTTTCTGGGGGAGGAATTTTTTGAAATTCAACTTGAGGTAGCGGAGACATTGTAGGTCCCGTTTGGAAGGTCCAAACGTACCAGTCTGCTTCACCGACAAAACCTCTTCGGGTCGCCCAACTTCAACACGCGTCACAACTCGTAAATTGGCATAACTGTGATGAATTCCACTTTCGTTCACAACAGGGAACGGCAACGACTCATAAGTCAGATGCGGTTCATGTGTGATCTTCATTGGAAGTTCATCGATGCCAGGATACACAGCGCGCGTAAGAAAAGGGATCCCCAACCCACCAGCCCACTCCGGAAGAAACCAGGGTACTCGATATGAGTTCAGTTGCTTCATGTTCAAATGAATGAATGACCGCAAAACGCGGTCTCTCAATCGTTCTGGACACGACTGTACTAAATCTCGAGCACAACTCGACAGGTTCTCACCACGCTCATCAACAATAGATCCAGACTTCCCACCGGACCGTTTCTGCATCGTGAACAAACCCATGTTCACAGATGCAACGGTTGTCCAGGGATTCTGTCGGAGGACATCCTCACCACCTCCTTCGCGGTCGGGCATATAAGTCGACTTCGTCTGATCACGATCAAAAACAAAGCCAGTCGAGTTGATATTCAAAATCTCTCGAGACTGATACACCTTTCCAACGGAGGGAGAGAGTCCGGCAAACGCCGCAATGCGTTGCCATAACTCGTATCCTTTTGTTGAAAGCTTCAGAGCGGCGTCATCCCCATTAAACATACAAGGCAAATCCTTCAATGCCCATATTCTATTATCATCCAACTCACAAGCCCATCTGCAAACGGCCGCATTAGCCAAGCAGAGGATTGGAAAAGAGACAACAGAACCCATCAGCTGACCGGTCTTCTGCGTATGCAGGCCAGAGTCGTCAGCGAACAGGTGTTCAGTGAGTCCACGCCGTAAAAGTCCATGAAGTTTTGTACCCAGATTGCAACATCTGGACAATTCATCTACGATAGCGTTCGAAACCATCGAACGTAAGTTATCTGTAGCTGCCTTATAATCGCAGCTTACAAAAAACTTATTTGGTGAGAGTTTCCCTCCCATTCTATCGAAGATATACTTCTCGCTCACCGGTTCACCAATAAGAGTGAACGCGGGATGCGCCTTTAAGGACCTCCAAAGAAACTTTTGGAGCGGTTTGAGAACAGTGTTGAGAAGCGGTGGCCCTTTTGTTATCACACGAACTTTGAGT